GCCACCAGCGCCGCGCACACCCAACTTACCATCCGCTCCCCGTGCGAGCGGCATGATCGCTTCAGGCCCCGCTTCGCCCATGATGCCCAGGCCCCCGCGCATCCCGAAAGGTGTTGCAGCACTGACGATCCCACCGGTTGCAAACGGCATGACCCGCCCCTGGCTGAAGGGCGCTCCGTTCGCGAAAGGCAAGATTCCATTTACGAGCCCGCTCACGCCTTCCGCGAGCAAACTGCCCGCCTGGTTTGTGACGGGACGTATGGCGGCATTATATGCGGCGTTCAGCATGCTGTTCGCGACCGTATCCAAAGCGTCGGACAGCGTGCGACCATCGAAAATGACACCGTCAAAAGCCCGCTTCAGGCCGCTGCTCAACCCGCGTTCCAGCACGGCAATGTCCCGCCCGGTTGCCTCCAGCGACGACTTCATGCGACGCAACTCACTATCGAAGCCCCCTACAAGGGTGCCCGTTTCTGCAAGCGTCTGGTTCAGTCCGTCAGTGAGATCTTCAAGTTCTTCGAACCCATTTTCATCTGCCATGTGTTGGCTCCTCGCTTGCCGCGTCCGGGTAGTTTTGCATTAATGTGTCAAGGCCTGTCCGTGTCAGCGGACCGCCACGAGCCTCTTCCCCGAGCATGATCCGCAGTTCCGCTGGCGTAAGTGCCCAGAACTCGTCAGGTTTCAGCCGTAGACCGTGCAGGCCAAGCTGCAATAACGCAGACCAATCCAGCGTTTTCATGCTTTCGGCACCGCGAAGGCTCGTGCAAGCAACTCGGCCGCCGCACGGGCACCCGCGAGCGGACCGCCCTGTATGGAACCATTCAGCAGCCTTTCGCGCGCCACGCAGCAGTTGCCACCCGCAAGCCCCGCCTCCAACAGGTCGATTACATCGCCCGCAGAGTAGGCAGAGGATTCAAACCTCTCGACGAGTTCGACCAGAGACCCCGCACCAAGCTTGGTTTCCAGTTCCGCGAGCGCACCCAGGGTCAGTCGCATGCTGTGCGCTTTGCCATCGATCACGATCACTGTGTCGCCTCTCCACGGGTTGGCCATGTTCAAGCCGCCGCAAAGCTCAGTTCGCCAGCACTCGCCAGCGAGATTTCATAGGTGGCCTCACCGTTGTAGCTGCCGCCGTACTCGATGGACGCGACTTGGAAAGGGCCTTCGATGATACCAAAATCCGGGATGATCACCTGAAAGTTGGGCGCTTCGCCATCAAAGAAAATCTGACGCGCGCGCTCGTCGGTTGTGGCGTCGCGAAACACACCCGACCCGGTGATCGAAACCGATCGCACACCGGCGCCGGCCAGCAGTTCGCGCCATCCCCCCTGGCTTTCGAGGCTCGTGACGTCGATTGTCTCCGCATTGAAGCTGACACGCGTGGCGCGAAGCCCCGCGAGGGTCGTGAACTGTCCGTCCGCGGCCATGTCCACTTTTACAAGTAGGTCTTTCCCGTTCTGAGCACCCATGGTGTTTCTCCTGAAAAGTATCTGTTACTGATCGTCGACGCGCGCGCCGAATTGCATGCGGATTTCTCGACCGGCGCCCTTATCCACCCGAAGCGCTTCCGCTCTCAGAAATCGCAGATAAACGAGGCGGCCGCGTACGAGGCTCAGGTCTGCGTTGTGCAGCGCGTCCGAGACAGCGACTGCGATCGCTTTGGCGCCGGCAAACCCGGGCTTTTGGGTGCGTACGGACACCTCGATGCGATGAACGGCGCCCTCGCCGCTTCCATCTGACGCATCCTTCACACGCTCGCTGCCCAGACTCACGAAGGTCTCGGGAACCAGACCAACGGGTACGGCATCGAAAATCGACGTCCCCACAAGGGCCGATACTGCCGGATCCCCGGTCAAACGCTCAAACACGGCCTGCTGCAGAGCAGCCGAAACGGCATAGGTCATACGACGCTCTCCTCCGTGGCAAAGCAGACCAGATAGTGACCACGCGGGTCGGCCTCTGCGACGGCGTTGATTTGAAACACCCGTTCGCCATCCCGCAGTCGCTGGTCCGGCCGGGGGCGCTCGTCCGACGATAAAGGTGCACCACGCACCGTGATGCGGTAGCTCGTGACAGACGCCGCTGTTCCCTTCAGTCCCATTTCCCGACCGCTACGCAGTCCAACATGCGCCCAGAGCAATCCCAGCGGTTGCCACCTCAGCGTAAATCCACCAGCACCATCAGGCACTCTCTGCGCCGCTTCGAGCACCATTTTACGGTTGAGTGTCGGGACTGCCATCAGGACCTCCCCGTTCCGATCCGGAACGTTCTGTAACGCTCAATAAGGCTGGTCACACCAAAAGGCATGCAACCATCGCTCAGTGACGTTTCATGCCGGAACTCGTAGTAGTGCGATGCCAGCAACAGAACCGCCTGCTTCAGATCGGCCGGGAGGCTGCTCCAGATCGCGGAGTAACCAGCTTCGAACTGCAGGATCACCGATCCGCCCTGAGGGATGGTGGGCAGCGACGCGCCCGTTGCCCTAAGACGCGGCCGAATACCGTCCCGCTCCAGCCAATATACATCCGGCGACACCGTTGCCTCGTTGCCGCCCCGGCTCAGGAGCGCGACGCGGGTAATCTGAACCACCGGCGCCACGGGCAGACCTTGCGAGTCGCTCTGCTGCCATTCATGCAGCGACCAGCTGAAATCCCGGATCATCAGTACCTTGCCGGTACGTGCCTCGATGGCTGCCATTGCAGCCCGCAGGAAACCGGTCAGAACTTCGTCTTGGACCGTCTCCTGAGCGAAGCTGGTACCCAGCCGCAAGTGCGCCTTGAAGTCTTCGACCGGCAGCGCGGCGTCCGGTACTGTCGTTTCTTCGATCAACATCATGAGACGTCTCCATCACTTCTTATCCTGCTCCCCTGTTCCGGGCGCGCGCGATTGCGTTGCTCGGTCGGAGGGGAGCAGCTAGACAACGCAATCGGTCTTCGCGCGCCCGGCCCGGGCCCCGGGATCAGGGCCCGGTATCGCGACTGTCCGTCAGGAGGTCGCGAGTCTCAGCAGCTTGATGGCAGCAAAGTCGCTGACGTCCCCGCCCACGCGCTTGGTCGCGTAAAACAGAACGTGCGGTTTCGCACTGAAGGGATCACGCAGGATACGAAGATCCGGACGTTCCGCGACGGTGTAGCCGTTCTCGAAATCACCAAAGGCAATCGGAAACGCGTCCGTGGCGGCTTCCGGCATATCCTCGGCAATCAACACCGGGTAACCCAGAAGCCGTGCAGGCTCGGCCGCGGCAAGACCGTCGGACCACAAGAAGCGGCCATCATTGTCCTTGAGCTTCCGTACCAGACCCGCAGTCTTCGAATTCATCACGAAAGATGCGTTTGCCCGGTACTGCGCGCCCAGCGCATAGACCAGATCGATAATGGCGTCGGGGGTGACATCACCGTTCACGCCCGTGGGTACGTAGCCAAGGTTACCCCAGGTCCATACCGCGTCGTCCACCTTGCCATGGTTCAGAAAACCGCGCGGCTTGTCAGAGCCGTCACCATTGACGAAGGCCGCGGCTTCGGCGCGGGCAAACTTGTCCGCGATGCGCGTGGCAAGCCACCCTTCGATGTCGAACGCGCTGTCGTCTAGAAGCCGTTGAGACGCCTTCGGCAATGCGCTCAGTTCATGTAGCTGAATGGAGATCCGGTCGATCTGCGGTGTATCGGTTTCCGCGGCAGTCGCCGTTTCCGTGGCCCAGCCGGCACCTGCATCGGTGTGGTCGACCAGCACGTCGTAGGACGAGGCTTCAACGTTGACGACTGCCGCGATGGAACGGATCGACGCGGTTGCGTTCAGAACCGAACGAACTGCCTCAGAGGTTTGGGGATCCACGAGATATCCGCCATCCGAGTTCACCGCTGTACTCAGCGACTTCGCATCCAGTTCGAGGCCACGAAGGGCGTCATCGTCACCGTTCCGCAGATAGGCGTTGAACGCTTTCTGGTGCGGTGCGGCAGGGTCGGTTGCACCACCCAAAGGCGTGCGGTGCGGTGTCTGTGTCTTTCGGTCAAGCATGCTCAGTCGCTCTTCTGTTTGATGAAGTTTCTGGTCAATTTCCGTTTTGAAGTTCTTGAAATCGTGGACAAAGCCATGCACGGCCTCACGAACTTCCTCTGCGGGGGACAGGCGCGCCCCATCCGCCGCCTTGCTTTCGGTCTTGCTCATGGCAAATCCTCCAGGATCAAAGTTGAGGCCGCAAAAACACTGCGACCGTTGCGTTAGGGCGCGTTCACCGCACCAGTCCGGCACGCGCACCATTGAAGGCGGCGGCCATGTCGCGCAGGATCGCGTCGACATCCTTTTCTTCAGATTTGGAGGCGACCCGCGCATTGGGCAGCATGGGGAAGGTCACAAGAGAAACCTCCCAAAGCTCCAGTTCCGTCAGAACGCGCTGGCCTTCCGCATTCTTTGCCGCCTTGATGGTCCGGTAGCCGATCGACAGGCCATCGATGGCGCCCGCGCCGATCAAAGCCTGTGCCTCACGGCCCTTCGCGATCGTATCGAGAAGCCTTCCCTTGACCCAGAGACCACGCGCGTCCTCGCGCACCTCGTCCCAGACACCGATGGGCTGCGACGGATCATGCTGCCACAGCATCTTAACCTTGCCGCCCTTGGCCGCCAACGCGGCGAGCGAAGCCGTGTAGGCGCCCGGCGCCACTACGTCGTTGCCCTGGTCCACCGCGCCGAAGAGGCTCGCGTAGCCGCAGATCTCATTGGTGCCATGCACTTCGATTGTGTCACCAAAGCGGGAAAACTTCCGCTCCAGACCGGTACTTTCCGTCATCGCATCATCTCCTTGACCTCTGAAACGCCCTTGGACGTCATGGCACTGCCGTCAGAATGGATTGCAGCGCCTGTCCGAGGATCATCGCGATGATCCCGTAGACCGTGAGCCACAGCCGGCGTTCGAGCCGTTCCATCATCTCCTCGACCCGGTTGAGGCGTTCGAGGACGTTCGCATTCTGAATTTCACTGACACGCTCGTGTGCCTGCAGCCTCAAACCGGGCGCACATTGGAAGCGGTCAACGCCCGGCTCATTCATCGCTGGAAACCGCGGGCAGTCCGAGCAGTGTACGCTTCTCCGCATCCGTCAGAAAATCGGCGCCGGCGATCCTGCTCCACTGTGCATCTCGTTCCGCCGCGAGGGCGGGTACCTGGTCGAGGTCCGGCTTCAGCACCAGTTCCTCTCCCCCGAAGCCGCGCAGCCACTCGGCGAGCGATTGCGTGACCCGCGTGGCCAGCGGCAATACGGTCAGCCGGTAAAACGCCCTGTGCGCCTCCTGATAGTTGGCGTAGGTCGCTTCGCCTTGAATGCCGAGCAGCATGGGCGGCACCCCGAAGGCCAGAGCAATCTCGCGGGCGGCCGACTCCTTGGTTTTCTGAAATTCCATGTCCGAGGGCGAAAAACCCATCGGCTTCCAGTCGAGCCCCCCTTCCAGCAGCATCGGCCGACCGGCATTGCGCGCGCCCTGGTGATGGCTCTCCATCTCGCTGACAAGCCGATCATATTGATCGCTGCTCATCGCGCCCTGACCTTCGGCTCCCCGGTAGACAATCGCTCCGGAGGGACGCGCGGCATTGTCGAGCAGCGCCTTCGACCAACGGCTCGCAGAGTTGTGCACGTCAACGGCCATTGCCGCCGCCTGCATCGGGCTGAAACCATAGTGGTCGTCCTGCGGGTGGAAGCTCTTGATGTGACAGACCGGTGAAGTATCGCCGCTGACGTGAAAGCGGTGCTTGCGCCCCGACACGTTGTATTCGTAGGCCACGGGCCACCCATCCGCGCCGGGCACCACGCTCATCCGGTCCGAACGGAGCACATGCAGTTCCAGCGGCAGACCTGTCTCGCCCGACACCGCCTCGATGTATCCGTTCCCGGACAGCAGGATCTGTGAGAAAAGCGCCTCCAGCAGTTCCGCGCGCCCCTGCATAGGGTTCGGCGCCTCGATCAGTCTCAGAAGCGGGTGAGTATCGAAGCGCTGCGTGCTGTCCTGCAGCACCAGCGGCAGGGCAGCTGCCGCTTCAGCAATCAACTTGACCGCGCGAAAGCCTACGGGATTGCTCGAAAAGCCGGTGCGCGTCAATGAGACCGCATCGCGCGGGCTCCAGGCGACACGACCCGAAGACTGGTACGCGACCACAGGGCCGGTTGCACTTGCCTTTTGTGCTGGTGCCTCGACATTGGCACCGCGTCGCAGGAAGTCAAAAACCATTCTGTTCGCTCCTCGTTTGGGTCCGACACGGGGTCATCATGGGCGGCTCGGCGAAACACTCGCCGGCGCCTTTGACTGCATCGAATTTGACTTAAACTTGTTTGAATTTGGTCATGTACCCGCTCGGGGCATTAACCTTCACCGTACGGTGGTCACCTCAGAGCGACCGCACCCGCGGCGCCCGCCACTTTGCGACCGGGACGATCATCAATTCGTGCAATGCCCAAACCAGGGCGTCCACCCGATCGGGCGAACCCTTGCCTTCGTATCCTTGCACCGTCATGCGGCACATCTGATCTTCGAGCGCGTGCAATCCGGGCAAATGCTTCACACGACCCTGTTCATAAAGAGCAGCCACCGGTTCCGCGCGCGCCGCTTTGCCGCGAGAGGCATGCACGGTCTTGATCGGGATCAGCGGGTCGACCTGCCGCAGCACCTCAGCGACCATCTGGCCACCCTGATTCACTTCCGCGACCAGCCGCTCTGCACCGTATTTCTCCATGGCGGAAATCGCGGCCTCCGCCCATACCGAGGGGCTCGCCGCCTTGAGCGTACAATCCTCAAGGATCACCGCCTGCCAGTTCTGGTGCGGCCCGCTCATCTTCACACCGGCCACCACGATCCCGCATTCGTCCGACGCCTTGCCGGACGTGGTCGCCGGGTCCAGCGCCACGACGATGCGGTCGAGGTCCGGCGCCTCCGAAATGCGGCACGCCTCAAGGCTGGCGGTCGTCCAGAGTGCCCCTTCCGCGTCCTCCAGCAGAACCCCGTCCAGCTCCTGCCGTCCGAGCCGCGTGCCGTCATAACGCGCGCGCACCTCCTGCAGGAAGGATCGCGCCAGGTTGGCCCGGTTCGCTTCAGTCGGCGCATGGGTCACGACAGTCGAGGGCGCCTTCAGCAGGGTCTTGAGCACGCCGACGTTCCGTGGCGTTGTGGTCACGCAGACCTGCGGCCTGTCCCCAAGGCGCAGCGCAAACTGCAGCATGTCCCAGGTATCCTCGGCTTTCTTCCACTTGGCGAGCTCGTCGACCCAGGCGGCGTCAAACTGCGGACCTCTCAAACCTTCCGGGTCATGCGCCGAATGCACCGTCGCAATTGGCCCATTGGGCCAGACAAGACGTTTCCGACCGGCTTCCCACGTCGGCCGCCGGTCCGGGGGCGAACAGGCGAGAATGCCACTTTCCCCGAAAATCATCACTTCGCGCACCTGGTCGTAGGTTTCCCCCACCAGGGCCACGCGGCGCGCCTTTCCCTCGTCGAAAGGCATCGGCCCCTCGACCTGGGCGCGCACCCATTCGGCACCGGCGCGGGTCTTGCCCGCGCCGCGCCCTCCCATGATCACCCATGTCCGCCAGTCCCCCTCCGGCGGCAGTTGATGCTCCATTGCCCAGAACTCGAAAAGGTAAGGGAGAGCCAGAAGCTCTCCCTCGCTGAGTTCATTCAAGAATTGGTCCTGAAGGGTG